GCAAGTAGACTTTTGGGGAGGTGCAATTCCTCCCCTGCCTATTGGCGTTGGCCCTACGGGACACCCTTCGCCGTCTAGACGGTGGGAATAGACCACATTAAAATCTATTATTAACAACATGGCACGCACTCGATTTGGGCGAGCTGGTGGAGACGCCTGGCCCGCTGCCCAAGTAACAACTTATGTGACTGCAGCCTCAACTGATCAACTATTTATCCCTGGAAACCAAGCTGAAGGTGACAACCCTGATAGTGGTTCAATGGCACAACGACTAACTGATTGCCAAAACCTGGTAGGTAACCGTGACGATAACAACCAAGCCACCACGTTGATTGCTTTGGCTGTACAACCTGGAACTCTTGCAAACTGGTAATTATTAAATGTCTGCACCTCTTATTTATGAAACCGCTCGGCGTCCTTTCTCCGAGCAAGCCCCTAACGGGCAACCCCTGACTGGCGCTGTTGTCCCTGCTGACAGCCGCGAATCTATGGACCCTGATACCTATGCCTGGGCTTATGTTGAAGCCCCTGCTACCATGGGTACTGGCGCTGCAAACCGTATTAAACTGGTGTGCACCAACGCTATCGAACCTGAAGGCACCACTACTACCTACACCTGGTCTGCTACCTCTGCTGGTAGCGGTGTTATCACCTTTGAACAGGAAGATGGTACTGACTTGACCGGTGGTGATCTGGCTGGCACTGACTTGACTGTCATCTATGCTCACGTTGATAGTGCTGATACGTACACCTTCACCTGCACGCTGTCTAGCGATGCAACCAACCCTGCTAACGCAGCTAAAACTCAAGTAACTGTCGCTAGCTGACAGTAGTTTGGAGAGCACCTCAGAGTCGGACTCTCCTTTCTTTTGGCTTTTGGCCCTACGGGATAACCAATTGCCGAACGTTCGGTAAGACGTTGAATTTTACCACAAAAAATTTTCAACTAAATATCTTAGAGCTCTAAGAGACTGTAAAACATACACTCTCTACATTACAATGGCAACTTTTAACGTACCCACTTTTGATAACAATGAAGTAAGGGGTACTTCCTTCGGTTCTGTAAACCGTAACCCTGGTCTTGGTCGTACTGGTTTCGGTGATACCGTAACTATCAACGGTCAAGTCGTGTCTGCATACGACGCTAAGTATGCAACTTACCTGAAGCTCTTTACGGGCGAAATGATCAAGGCGTATGAAAGCGCTACGATCGCTAAGGGCACCGTTCAAAGCCGTCAGCTCCGCAACGGCAAGGCTGCTCAGTTCATCTTCACCGGTCGTATGAACGCTGAGTACCATGTCCCTGGCCAACCTATTCTCGGCTCTGCTGATGATGCAGCTGGTTTGGGTAGTGGTATTCCCGTGGCTGAAAAAACCATCGTCATGGATGACCTGCTGATCTCCAGCGCATTTGTCTATGACCTCGATGAGACTCTGGCTCATTACTCCCTGAGGAGTGAAATCTCTGCTAAGATCGGTCACGCTCTGGCTGAGGCATACGATAAGAAGATCTTCCGTACGATTGCTCTGGCAGCACGTGAAGCTCATCCTATTACTGCAGCTCCTGGTCCTGAGCCTGGTGGTTCTGTGATCCGTTTGGGTGACAACAACGAGTACAATGCTCAAGCCCTGGTTGACGCCTTCTTTGAAGCCGCTTCGATCCTGGACGAAAAGAATATGCCCAAGAACGGACGCACTGCTGTCCTCTCCCCTCGCCAGTATTATGCGTTGGTCTCACAAGTAGACACCAACATCTTGAACCGCGACACCCAAGGTACCAACCTGCAGGCTGGTTCCGGTGTGTACAGCATTGCTGGTATTGACATCAAGCGTTCCAACAACCTGCCTTTCCTGGCTGGTACTGTGACCACCGCTCAAGGTGAGAACAACGACTACAGTGGTGACTTCTCTAGCCACGCTGGTCTGATCTACTACCGTGACGCAGCTGCTTGCGTGGAAGCCATGGGTCCCTCGATCCAAACCTCCGGGTCAGACATCAAAACGATGTACCAAGGGGATCTTGTCGTCGGGCGTATGGCTATGGGTTGTGGTACTCTGAACCCTGCTGCTGCTATCGAACTGCAAGCTACCTGATTTAGGAGACTAACATGGCTATTACTCCTGGAACTAGCCGCCTAGTTACTCAAACCAATGCAATGCTTCCTGGTGCATTTATCTCCAGCCTCACTCTGAACCCTCCCTCTCCTGTAGAGATTGGGCGCACTGTGTCTGGTGGTGTGCAAGATAAAGCTGCTGATGGATCTGAGATTGGCGCAACCAACTGATCTTTAATCAATTAATACTATGGCTAATGCTGCAACTGCTGCCGGTGGATCCAATTTCACCGAGCGCAATGGTGTAGCCGGGACTCTCGCTGCAGGTCTTGGTAACCAGCCTGGTGGTGCTTTTGATGGTAACCACGATGGCACCTACACTATCACTGGCGATGAAGCTGTTCGCTTCTCTGTCGCTATGACTCAAGGTGGTACTTGGGATGGGGATAACAACTCCTCAACTCGCTCTAACGTGTTCTCCTATACTCAAGGTCTGCGTTTCGCATACCCTGTAGCAGACACGGATACTCCTGAGATCCCAACCCGCTGATTATACTGGGGAGTCTTATGGCTCCCCTTTTTTCTTTTTATAACTATGACCGCTTCCACATTTAAGACCGATACCGAACTATCCGCAGTCAATCAAGTGCTGGGAGCGATCGGTCAAGCACCAGTTACTGAACTTGATTACGCCAACCCTGAACTCTCTTACATCTACCAACTGTTGCAAGAATGTAACCGAGATGTACAGAGTGAGGGTTACTCATTCAATACTGAGACACACGTTACCACCACTCCTGATGTAAACAATCAGTTTGTGATTGCTGATAACGTTTTACAAGTTGACATGTCAGGTGACTTTGCTAACCGTAACGTCAACGTAATTATTAAAAATGGTAAGCTGTATGATAAGGTGCAGCATACTGATGAATTTACCAGAGCCAAAGGTCTTTTAAACAATGACGGTACTCTTGATCTTGATTTTGTCTACCTTCTAGATTTTACTGATCTACCCCAACCTTTCAAACGTCTAGTTATCTACAGAGCAGCTACCCGTGCAGCAGCACAGCTTGTCTCTAACCCACAACTAGTCCAGATGCTACAACAGAATGAAGTCCGAGCCCAAGCGTATTGCATGGAATATGAGTGCAACCAGGGTGACTACAGCATGATGGGTTGGCGTGATGGAACTGTGTGGCATTCTTTCTCTCCTACTGATGCATTGCGGCGATGAGTTCAATTAGTCAAACAATCCCGAGCTATGTTGCGGGTATCTCAGAACAACCTGACCAACTTAAACTTTCGGGTCAGGTTAAAGATTGTGTAAACGCTTTACCTGACGTCACCAGGATGCTGGGTAAGCGTCCGGGTTGTGAGTTTCTACGTGAAGACACTGGAGCTAATGCACACCTGGGTAAATGGTTTGACATTTATCGTGATCCTAACGAGCAGTACATTGGTTCTGTCAGAACAGATGGTACGGTTGATGTGTTCCGTGTGGTTGATGCACCATTGCGTACCTACCGCAATGCGGGTGATACAGCTGATGTTCAACGCCGGTTCTACACAATCGTTACAAATTTAGGAACAGACACTTCTACAGGTGGAGCAAATCAAGCTGCTACTATTAATGATGTTGGTACTACAAACACTACCGATGCTAATTCGACTGGTTTAACTGTTAATGTCACAGTAGATGCCGTTGGTCGTGTATCTGCTGCGTTTGTTAGACGAATTGGATTGGATATTCAAAGCACTACAAATGCTAATGGTTATGAAGCTGGTGATGTATTAACGATTAATTTAAACCGTCCTACGGCTTTAGACACGTTCAATCCAGCGTTACCTAGTACGACTAACAACTATACGAATGGTACATATACAAATGTTGCCACTACTTCTGCTGGTAATGGTACTGGTTTAACGGTTGATGTCACAGTAGCTGGTACTAATGTTACAGCAATTACAATAAATAATCGTGGCTCTGGCTATGCTGATAATGAAGTTCTGACAATTGCTGGAACTAACATTGGTAATGGTCCAAACATTACATGTCAAGTAGATGGTCTGCTGACTAATCCCCAAGCAACGTTTTTTGCTGGTACTGCAGGTGAGCAAGTTAACGTCAAGTATGATGATGTTGGTCACTCAATTAATGACCTAAATGAAGCAGGTACCATTGCTCCTACTACTGCTGACACTAACTGTGAGTACCTAGAGCACACAGATAGTGACCGTATCAAAACTCTGACTATTAACGACACCACTGCGTTTGTTAACAGGGACACAGTAACAGCAATGACTGCTGATACAGAACCTGCTTCTCGTGCTGAGGGGTTCGTTGAGATTACAACTTTAGCATTTAACCAGGTCTATCAGTTTAACATTATCCGTGGTGGCAACACCATTGAGATTATCTCTGCTCAAACTGGTGCTACTACTGCTACTGTTGAGGCGTTGCTAGATGATCTGAGGGCTAAGGTATTAGCTGAAGGCTTTGG